CTTTCCTTGCGCCCGCCGCGCAGCCACCCACGCCTCATTTGCATCGCCGGACGCCTTCGCCTCCGCGGGTGTCGCCTCCGGCCGCGCCTTGCGCCCCTTGCCGCGACTGCGCTTCTCCGTGGCAGGCTTGGACCGCACCTCCAGCCCCGCCGCCGAGGCGGCACGAGTGAGCACGCCATCCTTGGCCTGCATCTCAGCGGGCACACTCACCGAAGCCGCGGCGCGGTCAGTGGTGTACGTCTTGACCTCGGCGCCCTCACCGATCGCATCGGCAACCTGGCCCGCCAGATCCTTGATTGCGCCGGCCGCCAGTACCTTGAGGACTTCGGCGCCGCCCTCTTGGTCCAGTACGAATGCCATCAGCCTTGCCCTCGCGTGCACAGCACCTCCAGGCCACCGCGCCCGTTCATGTTCCAGTCGTTGACGGTGATGCTGCGGTATCGCTTGCCGCGCACCGTCAGCTCATCGTTGTTGACCAGATCGGTGCCGGGAGGGAAGTAGACGACGCACTGAGTGTCCTCACCGGTGCGTGCGCGCTCGATTCGATCCGACCCACCACTCGATCCTGCCGAGCTGCCGCCAGATCCGGGCGCAACGCCGATCGCAGTCAGTGGCACCGGTGCGCCGTCAGCGGTGAGCTTTCCATTTTCGTCACGACCGGCGCCGCGGTGACGGATCACCTGCTCGCTCACGGTTGCGGCTCCAGTCGGTACAGGTCCAGGATCGACAGCTCCGAAATGGAAAACGCCGACCCCGCAATGACTTTCTCTTCGGGCCAGCGGAATGGACCAACCGCGATGGGCTTGCCACCTTCCGGGGCCTGCGATGCGCGGTCGATGTACGAGAGCACCGCGGACTCGAAGTCGGCGGCCTCGGCGAATCCGTGATCCATGGTCACCGTGATCGCGCCCAGCTTGCTCGACCATGGCGCGCCGGACTTCTTGCGCACCAGCCCGGTCTTGGACCACTCCAGGCCGTCGAGGTTGAGGGTTACGCCATCCTCGACGACGCTGATCAACTCGACGACCCGGAGAGTCGGCAGCCGTAGCAGCGACCCCCCGGGCCCATCGAGTTCGACCTCATGCGCTTCTTTGACGGGGGTGACGTGCCAGCCGCACCAACGCTCGACCGCGGCCAATCCAGCCGAGAGGTTCCGCCCAGTCTCTGAATCATCAGCAACCAAGCGGCCTTTGGTGTACTTCGCCAGTGCGGCCGTATCGAGCACTGTTACGCCTGCTTGTTCGCCGCGGCGGGGCGCGCCTTGTTCGCCGGTGCCTTGGCGGCCTTGGCTGCGGGCTTCTCGGCTGCCGGGAGCAGTCCGCGCCGCTCGGCATCTTCATCGTTGAGCAACAGCGTCGTTTGCACGCCGTTGACCACCACGTTGTATTTCTTCACCGGTCCTCCTTGAGGTGGGGCCGGGGACAGCCACGAAGGACCATCCCCGGCCTCTACTCCGATCAGTGCCATTTAGGCGGTCAGATCCACCGACACGAACGCGGGCGGACGGGTCACGCCGAACGCCACGCGCTCTTCGCCCAGTACCGCGACCAGGTTCCGCACGAAGAAGTCCTCGTGCGAGTCGGTCATGGTGACCGTGGTCTGCTCGCGGTCCCACAACACGGCCTTCTTGTAGTCGCCGAGCAGGCCGACACCTTCGGCCTGTGACTCGGACTCGACCACCGGGATACCCCACAGGGTGCGGTTGGTGATCGACTGCGGGCCGCCGTAGTAGTAGCGGTTCTCGCCGTCCTTGAGCAGGTCCAGAGCCTCGGCGTCGGCCGGGTTGAGCACCCACGCGTTCGGGTTGACCCGGCCAACGTGGCGGGCCTTCGTCACGGCCTTGCGGGTCGTGGTGAAGAAATCCGTTGTCCACGCCTGGGTCTGGATACCCGAGGTGTTGTTGATGCCAGCGATGTTCTCCCCGGACCCGGAACCGTTGAGGATCTGGTCCTCTTCCTTCTCGGCGACATCCTTGCTCAGCTCGTCGTTGATCAACCCCTCCAGCTGGGCGACGTCGGCCAGGGCTCGCTTGGTGATCGGCACCCACTCGGCGATCGTCTTGACGGTGGTCGAGACGATCTCGAATGCCCACGAGCCTTCGGGCTTGTAGCCGCCTCCGGCGACATTGACGGTCGGGCCGGCCGAACCTGGCGCGGTCGGCCGTGCCGAGCTGGTCGCTTCGGGCACGACATCGGCGGCGTTGGTGTGGCTGGTCTGCCGCACGAATTCCACCGTGTCGCTGCCAGTGCGACGCGTCGAGATCAGGTCGCGGATCTTGAGTTCCTTGCGGCCGAGCATCTCGACGATGTCGGTGCGCTCGTTGACCACGAACGCGCCGCCCGATGTCGACGAGGAGCCGGTGATCAGCGACTTGACCGCGATCGGCGCCGAGGACAGGTGCGATCCCTTAGGGATGCTGATCTGTCCGTTGTGGGTGAACGGATGCAACATGGCCTTGAACTCGGGCGAGCCGACGACCGCCAGGCCGAGGTTGGACGCCTTGGCCTTGTAGTCACCGCCGTCGCCGGTCTCGATCGGATTGCCGATCTGCTCGCCGAGCGCCTTGGCCTGGTCCATGACCGCGATGTCGGCCTTGGCGACCTTGATCTGATCCAAGACCTGAGTGGCCTTGCCCATCAGGTCGTTGTATTCGGTGACGTCGGTCTCGGGCCATTCGGACTGTCCGCCCTGGCCGTGCTTCTCGGCGATCTCCCGGGCCTTGGCCAGGAATCCGTTGCCGTCCTTCTGGAGCTGTTCCAGCTTCTCCTGCAGTGTCGTCATGTCGATCTTTCTCCTTGGGTTGGTTAGGTGCTCAGCGCGAATTCCGCGGCGAGCCTGTCCAGCGCCGAGGTGTCGACGGACGACTTCTGGCTGGCCTCGCGCGGCTGTCCCGGCTGCGTATCCGCTTCCGGCGCTTGGCGAGACGGACCGTTGCCGCTGGCCTTTTCCTCGTCTGATGTGCTTTCGAGAGCCGACAACACGCCGCCGATCGCGGTGTGCGCCTCACGTAGTGCGCTCTCGTTCTTGGCCGACAGCACGCGGCCAGCTTTGACCTCGTGGGACACCAAGTCGATGATCGACTTGACTGCCACCACGGAGGTGTCCTGATTCGCGCCGATGGGCACGAATGAGAATTCGTAAACCTTCAACTCACGCAATTCGTATGCGCGAATACCGTTCTCAAGCTCGACACCCGCGCCGTCGATAACGTCGTAGGCGAATGACAACTGATTGAGCCTGCGGCCCTTGACCAGCCGGTAGACGTGGGGGCCCTTCGGTGATTCCAGATCGAACAGACCCTTGACCCACCAGCCGTGCTCGTCCTCGCCCATATCCTGGGCGCCGGCCACGTAGAAGTCCGGGTCATCCATCCGGTGACCGAACAATCCGGGCAGCACCAGACCGGAGTTCTTCCATGTCGCGATGGTCTTGAGGAATGCGCCAGGGGCCACGATGTCGCCGTAGCTGTCGGGCTGCTTGATGAATGTCGATGGGTAGACGATGAATTCGCCCTCTTTGAGTCCATCGTCGGGACCGGCCTTGACCTGCCCGATAGAGGTGTTCTTGGTGAGCATTAGTCCTCCTGCTCGGTTTCGTCGGCCGGCGGCTTCTCCGTCGGGGTCATGATTGGGGCCGGCGCCTCATCGGCCGGAATCGGTTCTTGATCGCCGTTCTGAGTGACGTTCAGCGGTCGAATCAATTCATCACCACCCTCGACGGGCGGCAGATTGGCCAGAGAGCGGCCCTCGTTGATGGTTCGCCATGGGCCGCCGACTGATTGGGTGATCGAGGCGTCGCGCTTCTCGACGTTGCCGCTGTGTTTTTCCATCAGGTTGAACTCGACGTAGAACTTCTCGGGCTTGCTCTCGAAATCGGGTAGCAGCTGCAGCATGATCTCGTCTTGGATCATCGTCAGCCACGGGCCGAGGGTGTCCTGATACA